CGTTTCAACCGGAAGCCGCTCGGATGCACTGGATGTAATGCTCGCGTTCTAAAAGACTCCGTAAAAACCTTCTCACAACACGGAAATACGCCGTATGATGAGCAGGTTCAGAGCTGTGAATTTTGTGGTTGCTTTATCAGAAGCATGGTGTGGTTTCCCATTGAAACACTCCATAAATTTACGGACGCTACAGAGAACGAAAACCTTCCGGCTCACTGCTGGAAAAAACGACCATGTACGGAAACCTAGCCCAACTGCCGCTTGAAACCATCAACGAAAACGGCAAAGCGCCTGAAACGCGCATAGCCGATGCGGCATCAGCTCGCGAAATTTTCCAGAAGCTGATCATGGCCGATCAGTTGCGGAACGTGACGCGCGCCAAGTTGCGCGGTCTTGTTGATGGTAACCCTCCGTACAATCCTGCCGAACTGCGCCGTAACAACCAAGCGTTCCGAACCAATGTGAACTTCCGTGAATCGGAAGCGTTCCTCACGTTGGCCATGTCTGCCTTCTACGATGTGTTCGCCGAGGTTCCGACCTACGCCAACATTCGCACCGCTTACGGCAACGACATGGATAAGCGGGAGGAGTGGTCGAAGATCATCACCGAGGAATTCGACCGTCTCCAGAAGATGGACAAAGACTTCGACTACCTCATGCAGCTCTCGCAGCGCGAGATGGTTCTCATTGGAGATGGCCCGTTGATTTTTGAAGACAGCACCGATTGGCGGTGTAAGGCCATCATGGCGACGGATCTTCTCGTTCCAGATGGAACCAAGTCGAACGTCAGCGACTGGAAAGTGGCTGCTGTTCGAACCCGCATGGGTGTCGATGATCTTTTCGAGAAGATTCAAGACGAGGAAGCCGCTCGCGCCGCCGGTTGGAACGTGGATTACGTTCGCCAGCGTATTCGCGCTGCGATGCCAGAACCGTATCGCTCTGGCGTCCAGTACGATTGGGAGTTCTTCCAGCGTCAGCTTCGCTCGAACGACATCACGTTCTCGGCTCGCTCCGAAGTGGTCTTGATGTGCCACATCTTCTACAAGGAGTTTGATGGTCAGATCAGCCATGTCATTATCGATGAGCGTGACAGCGAGGACTTCATGTACAAGAAGCTGCGACGCTTCAGCCGGTGGGAACAGGTCATCCATCCGATGTACTACGACCGTGGCGATGGCGAGCATCACGGCGTCAAAGGCTTGGGCATCAAGATGCTCCAGGCGATGGAACTGAAGAATCGTCTGCGTTGCTCGATGGTTGATAGTGCATTCGCTCGCACCCAGATTCTCTTCCGCCCTCTCAACCCGAACGCTCTGAGCAAGACGAGCGTCGTTCAGCAAGGACCGTATGCCATTCTCCCGCCCGACTACGAAGTCATTCAGCAAAACATTGCTGGCGTTCTGGACGCTCCTATGGCGGTCAACGCGGACCTTGAGAATGTTCTTCAAGGCAACCTCTCTCAGTATCGCCAATCGCTCAACAAACCGTCTGGCAACCCGCGCACTGCCACCGAAGTCCAAGCCATCGTGGCACAGCAGTCAGCAATCGGTAAGACGCAGTTGAGCCGGTATTACAACCAGTTGGATTCTTTCTTCGAGGAGCGGTACAACCGCGCCTCCAATCCGAACCTGAATCCGATTACCAAGTCGGACAAGGATGCCATCGAATTTCAGCGTCGATGCAAGGAACGTGGCGTTCCGGTTCAGGCGATGATTGACATCGATTACGTTGAGGCGACTCGCACGGTCGGCCAAGGTTCTCAGTTCGCTAAGCAACAGCTTCTTGGAACTTTGCTCGGTCTTGCCGGTTCTCTTCCCGAAGGCGGAAAAGTCAACCTGCTTAAGGACTACATCGCCGCTCAGGTTGGCCAACAAATGGTGGATCGTTATCTGCCTACTCAGATGCAGTCTGCTCGCGTTCAAGATCAGGCCGCTCTTGCCGTGCTGGAGCATTCCTCGCTGCGCCAAGGCAACATGGCAATCGTCACCGATACGCAGAACCACATCGTTCACATCGACACGCATCTTGCTGCCGCGAACGAGGCTGCTGCATCGCTTCAACAGGGTGGAAATCCGCAGGAGATTGTCCTCTTCCTCCAAGGCATCGGTCAGCACGTTCAGCAGCACTTGCAGCGTCTTTCAACCGATCCTTCGCGCCGCCAGCAGGTCGATGCATACGCGCAGCAGCTCCAGATGCTTAGCCAGACCATCGAGCAGCTTGGCCAGTTGATTCAGGAACAGGCTCAGGCAATGGCGCAGCAACAGCAGGCAATGGCGATTCAGCAGGGCGTCGATCCGAAGACCGCTGTTCTCAACGCTGAAGTTCAGGCAAAAATCGCTCGCCAGAATGCCGAGGTTATGGCCAACATCCAGCGTCAGAACACGAAGGCGATGGCAGACTTGTCGCGCCGGAATGCGAAGACAACCGCTGATATTCAGCGCGCGAATGCAACTGCCGAGTCTAACTTGGCGCGTCAGGGATGAAAAACATACACTTCGTTCACGGTCTTCACGACGACGGATTCAACATCTGCGAACGCATCGCAATCGCTTCAGCATGGATGAACAATCCTGACTGGAGCGTTTTTCTTTGGACTCCACAAGAGCCTACCGGCGAGCAGTGGGAAAAGCTCAAATCGAAGGTTCCGGTTCGCTTGATGCCAATCGGAAATCCGAAAACATGGAACGGTAACAACATCCCGCAGCATCAGCATCGCGCAGACCTGATTCGGCACACCGTTCTGTACGCAATGGGCGGCGTCTACGCTGACACGGACACCATCACGGTTGCTCCGTTTCCAGAAGACTGGCTAAACTATGACACTGTAATCGGTCGTGAATTCTGCGGGGACGAGCCGACCATTGGCCTTTGCAACGCAATCATGTTCTCGCAGATGCACAGCCGGTTCCAATGGAAGTGGCTTCAGAAGTGGCAGGAGTTTGACGGGGGAGGGTGGAACGAGATTTCTGTCCAGTATCCGTGGAAACTGCACAAAGAAAATCCGGGGTTAGCCAAGGCTGTTGATTTTGAAATGCTTGGGTTCATGCATTGCGGCTCACATAGGTATTGGGATGGAATCCACTCTCTGGATGGCTGTTCCATTGCCCACTTGTGGCGCACCTACCATGACCAAAAAATGCGCGCACTCACTGAAGCGGAGATTCTAAAACGCGAAAACACTTACTGTCTGCATGCTTCAAAATATCTTTGATCGAATCTACCTGACAGACGAGTGGAATGGAGGATCTGGCCCAGGTTCTCAGCCACAAAACACCGCAAAATACGTCAAGTTTCTCAACTCGTTCATCCGAGAAAACAAGATCAAGTCGATCTTGGATGTCGGCTGCGGAGACTGGCAGTTGATGTCGATGATTGATCTGTCTGGGGTTCGCTACAAGGGCATCGATGTCAGTCCGGTTGCGACGGCATTCGCGAAATCAAAAGCTCCGCTTGGAACCGACATCAGCACCGATAGCATCGAAGACATTCAAGAATCGTTCGACCTCGTTCACATCAAGGATGTCTTGCAGCATCTTGAGTTTTCAGAGTGCCGAAGGATTCTCGAAATCATCTCCACTCGTCACAAGTCGGCATTGATCGTAAACGAACATCCCGGTGCATCGAACGACATTCAAAACGGTCAGTTCAGGCCGCTGAGCATTACCGCAGAGCCTTTGTGTTGGCCACGGTCCACGGTCATCAAGGTGTTCACGAATCCTCTTTTCAGAAAGTCAGTCACCTATATCCACCCAAAATGAGCAGCCAATACGATGCGCTTAGAAATTTTGTCGCCGACCAATTTCCAAAAATGGGCGGCTGGTGCGATTCTGAAAAAGGCTTCGAGATTGGAAAACTTGTCATCGACAACAAGCCACAGCGAATTGCTGAGATAGGCGTCTTCGAAGGCAAGTCAACGCTCGCACTAGCCTACGCCTGTAAGCTGAACGGAAGTGGCACGGTTTACGCCATTGACTCTTGGAAGAAAGAGGACTGCATCGACGACGAAAATGCAGCCAATCAAGAATGGTGGGCGACGCTTGATTTGGACGGCCATTACGAAGCCTTCGTTGGCCACTGTGTTCGCGCGCAGCTTGTGAAACACATCCAATTCTGCCGCATGTCCTCATGGGATGCGTCGCGATTCCTGCCCGACATGGACATGGTTCACATCGACGCCAATCACGCCGAATGGCCGTCTACGAGCGATGTCGTCAACTGGCTTCCGAAGCTCAAGGTTGGCGGTTACATCGTGATGGACGATGTGAATTGGGAATCGACGCAGACTGCGATTCGATTTGTGGAAAAATACTGCACCCTGATTCAGCGGTATGACCTCAAAGAAAGCGTATTTTCAATTTATCAAAAGACCAAAAAATGATTCCAATTGTCATCACCCAGCGCGGCTCTAAACGCATCGATTTTGTAAAAGAAAGCCTCAAGAAAGCTGGAATTGAAAAGTTCAAGTTCTTCCACGGTCTGAACGGTGCAAAGTCTGGGCTTAAGGCAACGATTCCGTACACCGAAGATGATCCGACAAATCCCTACTACATCTGCGCCAAGCACATCGGATGCACCATGTCGCACATCATGCTCTGGAGTGCGCTTGAGATGTCCGAAGGTGAGAACTACTGGTTGGTTCTTGAGGACGACGTTGTTTTCCGAGATGGGTGGAAAGAGGCAATCGAGCTTGCGCTGAAGGAGGCTCCAAAAGATTGGGACATGATTTTTGCCGGATCATGCTGCTCCGCCGGTCGTGTTGAGGAAAAAGTTGGCCACAACTTGTATCGCTGCCATCCGCTTTGCACTCACGCCTATCTTGTTCGACGGAAAGCGTTGAAGCCATTGCTTGAGACGACTGTTGAAATTTCGGCTCACATTGATTTGCTAATTTACTTCAAAAGTCGGCATCTTTTGAACTCTTACTCCATCCTCCCAAGGGTGGCCGACCAGTTCGAAACTGAGATTCCAGATTGATTGGCGAATTCAAAATGAAAGACATCATCCGAGAGCTGTCTCTTAAAGCACTCAAGCGATTCGCAAATGGCGGTGATGGCCAAGCGGATCTTCTGAATGAAATTGAGGATCTGAAACGAACGCTTGAGATTCGAACCAAAGAACATGAGGAGCATTTGACCGAGGTCCGCGAGGAACGCGATCATTGGCTTGCTCTCTACGATGAAATCAAATTCGCAGCAGAATTCCTAATGAGCTACGCAAAAAATGACGTTCCCAAGTTGGCCGAACAGGTTGACTGGGAGGTGGGCAAAATTGTCCTGCCTGAAGAAACTGGAACCTATTACTTCAATCCTGCAATCGTTCAGGAGCCTGATGGTAAGATCATGCTTTTCGCCCGTCGCTGCCGTAACAAGCGCGAGAAGGACGAAGACGTTTACGTCGAAAAGAATGACATTGTTATTTTCGAACTCAGCCAGAATCTGCGAGCTACCAAGAAGGCCCTGGCAACGCTGATTTCTCATTATCCGAACGAGCAATTTGAAGACCCGCGCGTCGTAAAGTTTGGCGACAAGTACGGACTTAGCTGCTGCACGTTCGTCCCATTCAAGTCGTACGCGCACCAGGGGATGTTCCTGCTCGATAAGCAGTTCCTAAACGTCGGTCGTTTCGATCCGATCTACGGAAACAACTACGCGCAGGCAATGATCAACGATGGCCATGAGAAGAACTGGCTCTACTTCGTCCACGACAACGCGCCACATATGGTGTATTCGGCCAATCCTCATGTCATAGTGCGCCTTAATGGGCGTCTTGAGAAGGAAGCTGAATACGTCACCGACGAGTTCAACCCTCTTTGGAAGTTTGGTGAAGTTCGAGGCGGTTCAAATCCAATCTACGTTGACGGTCTGTACTGGACCTTCTTCCACAGCTCCTTGCCGTGGATAAACAAGAAGCGTCGCTACTACATGGGCGCGTACGCATTCGAGGCAAAGCCTCCATTTCGCATCGCTCGGATGACGACTTTGCCGATTCTGACCGGAACAAATCAGCAAGACTGGTGGCCAGGACTTCCTGCGGTCGTGTTTCCGTGTGGCGCATTCTACGACAGTGCAAAGAATCAATTCGTCGTGTCTTACGGCATCAACGATGTTGATTGCGGCTACATCAAGCTGCCGCTCGTTGACATGCTTGAAATCACCAAGGTCATCCGGCCGAATCGCGATGTCGTCAACAAAGAGAATCCAATCCGATTGGATGAGGTTCTCGACCCAATTCCCCCAAAGCACAAACTGAAACGAAACACGAAGACAAGATATGATGAACTGGCTAAGAGGCTTGAAGAACGAGAACCCGAAGAACCTGCTGGAGCTGCCTGACGTAAATGTATCTGACTGGCAGACTGATGCCCAGCAGGCTGAACTCGCTCAAATTCTGCAAAATCCGATTCTTCGGATGGCTTTACGCATCGTGGCTGAATCAATGCCAGTTCCGATGCCGTCTCATGGCAGCAAAGAATCTGACATTATTTTTGCTGCCGGTGTAACCGCTGGCTACGCGCATTGTCTTGAAAACCTTCGTAAATTGGCAGTAACTGAAACAGCGAAAGAACCAGAAGCGACATTCGATAAGCAATACTAACAAATTATGGAAGAACCACTGAACTCACCTCTCACCAACAACGGAACAACCCCCGACTTCGGCAGCTCGTTCATCGACGCTTTCAAGGCAAGTGGCATTGATGATGCCGCATTGGCTGATGAGTCGGCCAATTCTGCCTCGCAGATTACGGAAGAGCCGAAAGCTAAAACTCAGAAGCCATCCGCAAAGTCCGCAGACGCTTCCAAGCTCAGCAAGGCTGAGATGGATATCGAGCGGATGTTCGGTACGAAAAAGCAGCAGGCCGAGGCTCCGACTTCTACGGACGCTGATTCCGATATTCCCGAGACGATCAAGTCTACGAAGGCCGCTGATGCTTTCCGCAAGATCAAGGAAGAGAAGGCTTTGCTGGCCAAGCAGTTGGATGAGCTGAAGTCTGGAAAGACTGCCAATCCGAACTACGAAGCGCAGCTTAAGACATTGCAGGAAGAGCGTGACGCGCTTTCCGAGCGTGTTCGCATCCTCGATGTCGAGCGTCACCCTGAGTTCGTCAAGAAGTACGAAGGCAAGATTAGCGGCGTCTTTGATTCCGTGAAAAACCTTGTCGGAACTGACGGCGAGCGGCTTGTTTCGCTCCTGAAATCTCCCGATAGCGACTATCGAAACTCACAAATCGACGACATCGTTGAGGGTCTTTCGCCGTCTAAGAAAGCCAAGCTCGGTGCGCTGATTGTGAAGTACGACGAAATCAACGGCGAGCGCGCGTCAGAGATTTCCGAGGCGAAGGCTGATTACGACGCCGTCATCTCGAAATACCAGCAGGACAACGAGGAGGGTACTAAGGCTGCACTGGAGTCGGCCACCAAGACCTGGGCTAAGGTGAGCGAGAATGCTCGCGCACTTGAAATCTTTGAACCGCGCGAAGGCGATGATGAGTGGAACACCGAGTTGAATGGCCGACTGAGTCTCGCCCAGCAGATCTTTAATGGCGAGAACAGTGAAGAGGACTTGGCTAAGGCTGCTCTGTGGGCCGCTGCTGCGCCGAAGTACCGCGAACTGCTCTATGCTCAGGTTGAGGTGAACAAACGCCTGCAAGCTGAACTTTCAAAGTATCGCGGAAGCGAGCCTGGAGTTACCTCGAAAGCGACATCTGGAGGTTCTCGTCCATCGAACACGAACACCGCGAAGAGCGAAGACTTTGTTGCCAGCGTGATGAAGTCGCTCGGACGCTAAAACAATTATCCCCCGATGGTTCTCATTACCACCGGGGGATTTTCGTTTAAATCACTTACGATAAGGACCGCTTCCGCTCGGAACCGGCTTTGCAACCGGCTTAATCGGAGGCTTCGGCGGAGGAGACTGCTTGTAAGGTCCGCTGCCGCCAACCTTAACAGACGGCGAACCTTTGTACGGTGCGTTATTGCTCATTCTTTTGGGAGTGCATACCAGCCTTCATGGATGGTAATCCGGTTCTGACTACGCACCGATTTGCCGCTCGCGTCAACGACCCAAACCTTAGCCTTAACGTCCTCAGCGAGGCGTACAGGCTCACCGTGGGGGACGTAAATCACTCGGCTCGCGCAGCTCACGCTCATGCTCGCGCACACGATCAAGAAGACCGCGCTTAAGATCAGGTTGTTTCTTGGCGTCTTCATTTGTTGTGTCCTGCTTGGTCAGCGCATGAAGCCAGATGACCAGCTTCATAACGAGGTCGGCCAGGAAGTTCATTCCGTCTGTTTAGCGGGTGCAGCAGCGGCTGATTGCTTGTTCTTCCACATAGACCAAGCGACGCCAGAAATGCTGACAGCAGCACCGGCCAATTCAGCAACCTGATCGGCGCTGGCCAACCCTTTGGCAACGATGAATCCACCGGCAGCGGTCAGGATGTGGCGGAGAAGAGAGGAGATATTAGCGTTCATTTGTCGTTTTTGAGTTTGCGATAAAGTTCGACTGCTTTCACGACGCAAGTAAGAAGCGCGGCGAGCGCGCCAAGTGCCAATGACGCAGTCTTGAGATGAGGATCGGAGAATACCGCGTTCCCCAGAATGCCGATGGCCGGACCACCGACGCCGATTGAGATGTCTCGAATGAAAGCGTGGTGGTCCGTCATCGTGCGTGGATGTGTTAGTTGGCGACTGGAGCCTGCTGCTTGGCTGAATCGAGGATCAGATCGTAGAGAGGAAGTCCGGCTTTCACATTGTTGATGTTGCCAGCCTTCATTGCGATTTCCACGAGTTGCAGCAGGGTGTTGGTTTGTTCGAGTGTCAGTTCAATTTTAATCATGCCGCCGGAGCATCCGAAACAACCGGCTGTTCGTCAACAGCGGCGACAGGAGTTTCCGCATTGACGAGCGGCGGCTCCACCTGCGGCAACATCGGAGGAACGATTTCAACCGGCGGCAACCACGGCAGCGGCGGAGCGATGATCGGCGGGTTGATCTGGTTTTCGATTTGGAGCGAGACGTTTGCTTCGATGGCCGCTTGATCGACGCCGTTGCTGTAGCACCAGCTCAAGACTTGAGCTTCGGTCAGATCCTCGTAAGGCGTGAAGTTCTCGGTCGGAGGCGCGAACGACGCGCTGCCGTAGCAGGTGCCGCTGTACTGATCCTGCGTGCCGTTGCAACGCCAGTCGGCGGTGATTACAACGTCCGTGAGAGTGCCTTCGACTTTGCGGACGAGAAGGCGTTCGATGATCCAAGAGAGGGTAATCATGGGATGGATTAAAAGAGGTCGTTCCAAGTGGTTCCGTTGTAGCACTTCAGCTTGTTGCTGACACTGTTGTAGTAGACATCACCGCTTTCAGCACCAGCAGGATCGGCAGCAAGAGGTACGAATCGAACTTGTCCGGTTGATTTCACAACAGCACGTTCGACTGGTGTGGTTGATCCGGTAGCAATGACAACGCTTCGTGCAGCACTCGTTCTCGGCTGGATAATCAGGTTTCCGAAATCAGTAAAGTAACCAGAACCGCCTCCATCGGTGTAATAGATGGAAGCCGCGCTTGAGTTTGTGATGTAAGAGGTGCGAGTTCCTGAAAAAGTTCCGGTGATTGCAAGTGGTCCAGCCGCAGAAAGAATGTGGGATGTAATCGGCGTAACGCCTATGCCCACGTTGCCCGATGTGTCCAGCAAGACGTATGAAGTCGCGCTTGTTCCAAGTCGGAGATTCTGAGCATCGGACAGAATCGACAGCGGATTTCCGCTTGCGTAGATGACGTTCTGATTTGCTCCGATTCCCTGATATGAATACGACGAACCAGAGATGCTCATCTGAATCAGACGAGTGCCATCGCTGACTCGCATACCATCCTGACCAGCACCGGGAGGAGTGACACTTGCGAAAATCTTAGTCGCAGGACTTCCCCCCACGCCCAGCCCCGTAGAGTTCAAAGTCATGGCGGTAGTGCCGCCGACGGACCATGTGGCAGTACCATCGTTTCCAATACGATAACGCTCGGAAGGAGTGGTTGCGGTTCCGTTCAGCGAAGTGCTGAAAACAAGAGAACCACCATTGTTCGACGCAGCGTTCGGATTCAGTCCGTGAATCGAAGCAACCTGCTCCGTTCCGCCGAACGTGTTTGCAACAAAGAATTGGACCTGCGATATGTTTGCGGCATTCGCAGCACTGTTATTCCTGATGACCGCAGCAGCCGTAGAGGTTCCAAACGCACCAAGAATATCAAGAGCAGCAGTCGGTGTCGCCGTACCAATACCCACCCGATTGTTCGTCGAATCAACCTTCAGCGTACTCGTGTCCACCGTCAGATCGCCGCTGATGGTGGCGGAGCCAGGAACGACGATGTTATTGCCGCTCGGGCCAGTAGCCGTGTACAGCTCCGTGAAGTTCAGATTGCAGTAATCGAACGAAGTGCGAAGCGGAGTTCCCGTTCCGTCGTTCGGTGCTGCGCCGATGTTAATGGTTTGTTTTGCCATGTGAAGTATTGAAGGGTTTTACCGTAGATTAAAATTGAGTCTCGTCCGCCGTTATCGTCGTTACGTCAGCCGTAATGGACGTCAAATCCGCCGTAAGCGGAAATCCGACCGCGCCGCCAGTGGAATCCGAAATACGATTCAAAAGCGCCAACTCAAGCATATCCACCTCCCACGGAGAACGACATCCAGTTGCCGAAACCTCGGCGATAAGCTGAGCAGCTTCGGTACAGGTTATGGATGAGTCGGCCATATTATTAGTCTGCTACAATGAACCACGCCGTTCCATTGCTGATGATCGAAACTTTGGACCAGTGCGTCGTCAAAGAATAAGTTGCCGTTCCGTCAATCGTTTCGGAACCAAACGGATCAACAGTGACATGGTTCGCGCCAGCATTCACGCGCTTCACGAAGAATATCCGCCCATTGGCCGTTGCCGCCGGGGGAAGCGAAACCGTAATCGCTGCCGCTGTTGAATTGGCGATAATCGCGAAATCACTCGAAACGATTGAAGTGGACGCCGTAACCGAGCGAACCGTTCCAAACGAAGCAGCATTCGCCGCAGCCGTTCCAGATCCGTCGGCGATGCGGTTCAGAAGCGCAAGCTTCGCCATATCACGCTCCCACGGTGCGCGACATCCAAGAGGGCTAACCTCGCTTAGCAGCGTTGCCGTTTCAGCGCATGTAATGTCGGCCATACGTTTTTTAGCGTTTCGGTTATCGTGCCATCGGACCAGCGCCGCGCTGCATCACCTCGGCGATGAAACCGCCACCACCAGGAGCAGACCCCCCCTCCATCTCCTCTTCCTCCTCATACTCCTCCTCCTCGCCTCCCTCGGCCATCTTCTTGCCCTTAGACTTCTTCTCGTAACCGGGGATGGCCATACCATCAATCTCAATGACTTCCGCCTTTCCGTTCTTACCAAGAACGATAGTCGCCATCGTCTGGAAAGCCTCGCCTTCCTTCAAATTCTCGGGGATTTCAACGCCTTTGGGAATGGTAAATACCGGCATGAAGCGAGCATCAGACTCATGGCATGTATGTCAATCAAAAACCCCCCACCAGCCTTTCGGGCCGATGAGGGGCTGCTCCAACAACGGAGCTGTGAGACAAACAACCTATGAGATAATCCGGTGGCAACAATCGCCGAAAAGAAAAAACCCGCAAGCATTTTCACGCCTGCGGGTCTGTGAATTATTAGCTCGATTACGAGCAGATGATGGTGGTCAAAGCGCCGGTGCAACGACGGAAGATAATCGTCATGCCCTGGTTAGTGAAGATTGGCTCGGGAGCATGAATGAACTCAGCATAGTGCTGACCCTTCTTCTCCAGAGGATCGGCGCAATCCACATCGAGCTTGTAGGCACCAGTCACCCACTGCCACTCGCCCATGTAGTTGGTCGGCATCCAGCTCAAATCACCAACACGGTTCACAGGACGCACAATGTGCGACTTGAACACATACGGGGTGACAACGAACGCAGCCTCGAACGGAGCAGTCACCCAGCTTGAGTTGACGCTGAACACCGTACCCTTCGTGCCATTGGCGCTGGTAAACGGCTGAACCAGCGTGTACTTGCCACCAGCGTAGGTGTAGCGGGGCGGGAACAGATTCGGCACATGCCGGAAGTTCTTAATCACCCGATTCGCGCCAATGCGCTTGAGCAACTCAGCGCCGCTGCCGCTGCCCATATCAGCCTGACGCAGATCCTCACGGAACGCGGGGTTGTTCTGAGCGATGCGCTGAGAAGCCTCCAAGCCGATATAGAGCGGGAACACCGGGCCGTCGCTCGAATAGCTGATGAAGCCAGAGCTATCAGGATTGGTAGCGCCGTTGCGGATCAGCGTGGCAGCAGCCACATCGAGCATCTCCTGAGTCAGCTCGGAGGTGGACTGATTCAGCGCCTGACCAGCGGAACCGGTCTGAATCCAGGGCAGCTCATTCACGCCAGACGGAATCGTCTCAACCTGAGTGAAGGACGAGTCGGCCACAGCCTTGATGGCATACTTGGCGAACATGTTCTGGTAACGGGTTTCCCAAGAACGCTGAGCGCGGATGGAGAGCTTCTCAAGGTACACGCGCAAGAACGCCTCGACGCGATGGTCGAAGGTCAGATCGTCCTTACACAAGAGCGGACCTTTAAGGGCGAAACGCTCAGGACTCCAGGTGACGGCATTGTAGCCGACCGGAACGTCATTGTAGGTGACATCGCAAGCACCACCGTTATCACCAGGATTACCGCTGGCGAGCGTGATGGCCGACCACTCCTCAGCCGCAGTCGGCTCGATGGAGGTGGTGGTGAACGAGGTCTGGGTCAGACCAGTACCCTGAGGATACTCGCCGCGCTCAATCATGTTGAGCCACATCGAGCGGTACGAGGCGCGTTTATAAACGTCCTGCGCGAGCGACTCAGTAGCCACCGCGAAGGCGTTGAAGACATTAGGACAAGCCATGAGATTATGAAATTAAACCGACGTTATCTGCGTTATGGTTGGCCATCCATCCACCACACGGTGGCTGATTATCCAACCTGCTACACGCGGAGTGTCATTGCCGCTTAGACGGTTTTGCGATGGCTGACCAAGCCTCCGCATTGCTTAAGGTCGTTACGCGCACTGACGCACAAGGGCGACTAAAGTGTCAATCACAATTAGTAAACTCATCGGTCAGCTCCGACTGCTCCGCCATGTAGCTCTTGTATCCACAGAGTAGGCCAAGTTTATGAGGTTGGATGATATGCTCCTTCGCGATGACTCCACGGAATGTGTACGGACCTGGAAAAGTTCCTGTCATCAGAGCGTAGAAGTCCACCCCGTCGGTTTTCGATCCTTTGCGCGCATCGACCAACAGCTTTCCATTGTCATACTTGGTCGTTTTAACATCGATGCAAAATCCCGGTGGCGGCGGGACAATCGCGTCATAGAGCGGATGCGGAGGATTACGATCCGTATCCAGATCAGGATAAACATTGAACAGCTTGCAGAAAGCTAACTCGCCGCAGATTCCCTCAAGATCGACCGTATGCGGATCTTCCGCACTGATTTTTAGGTTCACCACGTTGAAATATCGATTCTTACCATTTCGATTCTTGGCTACGAAATGGGCGAGCTTACGCTCCGCTGTTGAGAGAGAAATACTTTGACCAATTTTGATTTTGTTTAGCATGGTCAAAAAGGCGGAAAATTTTTGAGGGGGGTATCGTAAACGAAGCCCACCCCCAAAAGGGGGCTGTACCCTGCCAGTCCCCATCGCCTATTCCCCGGCCGAAAACAATCCTTTTCTGTCATTAGCAAATCTAATCCAGTCCATTAGAACGCCAACGATGCCCAATGTGTGTTATATTCACTT